CTTTTTCATGCCAGGAGAACATCATGGCAAACCCGAACAACAACGCCGGTCCCGGCGCAGGCGACGCTCGTTCTCGCGTTCAGCCCCTGACACAGGAGTGACGCGATGATCGGAATGGATCGCCAGACCGGCCAGCCCGTTTCCGGTGTCGCCCATCTGCGGCAGTCCATCGCGGACATCCTCGGCACGCCGCTGGGCAGCCGGCGCATGCGGCCCGAGTACGGCAGCAAGCTGCGCCGCTTCGTCGACCTGCCGGTCAACGAGGGCTGGAAAAGCGCAGTGCAGGCCGAAGTGGCGCAAGCCCTGACGCGCTGGGAGCCGCGCCTGAAACTGGAACGGGTACGCGTGCTGTCAATCGTCGACGGCAGCATCACCCTGCAACTCACCGGACAATACCTGGGCGACAGCCAGATCCTGGAGGTGACGGCATGAGCATTGTGACGCTCTCGGCGCTGCCCGCGCCGCAGGTCCTGGAAGACCTGGATTTCGAAGACATCTTCCAGGCTGACCTGGCGACCTTCAGGTCGCACCTGGGCGAAAACTGGGACGCGCAACTGGAAAGCGACCCGGTGACCAAACTGCTGGAAGTCGGTGCCTACCGCACCCTGCTCAACCGGGCGCGGGTCAATGACGCTGCCAAGGCGCTGCTGCTGGCGTATGCCCAGGGCAGCGACCTGGATCAACTGGCCGCCAATGTCCGCCTGCAGCGACAGGTCATCAGGGTAGCGGACGCGAACAGCGTGCCGCCGGCGGAAGAGGTGCTGGAGGAAGACGACGCCCTGCGCGAGCGGGTGCAGATGGTCTACGAAGGCCTGACTACCGCCGGCCCGCGCAACAGCTACATCCTCCATGCCCGCAATGCTTCCGGGCTGGTGGCCGATGCGACGGCGGAAAGCCCGTCACCGGCGGTGGTCGATGTAACGGTGCTCAGCCTCGAAGGTGATGGCGTGGCCAGTCCTGAACTGCTGGCGCTCATCACCGCGCAGTTGAATGACGAAGACGTGCGGCCCGTCGCCGACCGCCTCACGGTGCGCAGTGCGGAAATCCTGCCGTATCGCATCGACGCTGTGCTGCACACGGCCGGCAACGGTCCGGAAAACGAAGCGATCCTGACGGAGTGTCGGCGACGTTTGCAGGCATGGATCAATCCACGCGGACGCCTCGGCGTGGAGGTCCCGCGATCGGCCATCGATGCGCAACTGCATATCGCCGGCGTCTCCCGTGTCGAATTGAGCAACTGGACCGACCTGCGCCCCACCAAGGCCCAGGCCGCCTGGTGCACCGGATTCGACATCCGGCTAGGAGGCTGACATGGCCAGCCTCCTGCCGCTCAACGGTACAGCGCTGGAGCGCGCCATCGAGGCCGCTTCGGCAGACATCCCGGATGTTCCGCTGCGCACCTTGTACAACCCCGTGACCTGTCCTGCGCACCTGTTGCACCAACTGGCCATGGCCTGGTCGGTGGACCGCTGGGACGAAGCCTGGCCGGAGGCGACCAAGCGCGAGGTGATTCGCGGCGCCTTCGAGGTGCATGCCCGCAAGGGCACCATCGGCGCCTTGCGCCGCGTGGTGGAGCCCTTCGGCTATCTCATCGAAGTCGTCGAGTGGTTCAACGCCGTGCCCCAGGGTGTTCCGGGGACCTTCGCGATGAAAATCGGCGTCTCCGAAAACGGCATCAGTGAAGAGACCTACGAGCAACTGACCGCGCTGATCGATGACGCCCGGCCGGTCAGCCGGCACATGACCGGCCTTGCCATCACCCTCGACAGCAAGGGCTACCTGCGGCTCGGCATCGGCCTGAGCGAAGGCGACGACATCGACATCTACCCGCCGATCCTTCGAGACATCGAGGTTCGCGGCAACCACGGCCTCATCGGCCGTGACCATCAAATCGAAACCCTGGACGTTTACTCATGACAGACCAGAACAGCCAGTTCTTCGCGATCCTCACTGCGGTGGGGGAGGCCAAGCAGGCCAACGCGAACGCTTTGGGCGTGCCCTGGACCTTCGCCCAGATGGGCGTGGGCGACGCCAACAATACGGATCCGGTGCCGTCGCGCACCCAGACGAAACTGATCAACGAGCGGCGTCGTGCGGCGCTGAACCAGATCACGGTCGACCCGACCAACCCGAGCATCATCATTGCTGAGCAGGTCATTCCGCCTGACGTCGGAGGCTGGTGGATTCGCGAAATCGGGCTCTATGACGCAGTTGGTGATCTGGTTGCGGTGGCCAACTGTGCACCGAGCTTCAAGCCGCTGCTCAGTCAGGGCACCGGCAAGACCCAGGTCGTACGGCTGAATATTGTCGTCACGAGCACCGCCAACGTTGAGCTCAAGATTGATCCGGCGGTGGTGCTGGCCACGCGGGAGTATGTCGATAGTACGATCGTCAACGTGCTGCCGAAAAACAAGGTCGCGGGTACTTACACCAAGGTCCGGATCAATGATCGCGGGGTGGTACAGGACGGTTCCAACCCGACGACGCTTGCTGGGTATGGCATTACCGATGCGATGCTCAAGGGGGCGGGCGGACTTCTTGCTCAACAGCGCGTCGTGGAGGGACGGCTCAGTGATATTCGGGAGACCCGATTCGTTGCTACGGGACCGAGCACGGAAGACAGACCGGCAGGTACCAACTACGCGATCGGCGCTCATATCGTCTGGG